TAAAGATTTTACAAATATGAAAGATAGCTTTAAAGTTGGTATAGCTAGTGGTTGGTATGTCAGACAATATTCAGGAGATTTTAACCCTTATCATTATCATACTGGTTGCAACATATCTTGTATTGGTTATTTAAAATTACCAGAAGATATAAACGAGTATTGGGAAAAGGAAGATAAAGACCACAATCCATTTGGCGGTTATTTAGATTTTAGATATGGAACTATAGGTTTGAATTGTCCAAATAATTTAAAAGTAAAACCAGAAATTGGAGATTTCTATATGTTTCCTAATTGGTTAGATCATCAAGTATATCCATTTAAAAGTAAATATAATTCTCCTGATGAGAAAGGTGAAAGGCGTTCTTTCAGTCTTAACATAGTATTTTCTAATGTCCAAAAAGATACAAATAAAAGTTAATCCTAACTTAAAACAAATACCAATAGATCATTTAGTACCTTACGCAAAAAATCCTAGAAAAATTACTAAAGCTGTTCCTTTAGTTGCTGAATCTATTAAATCATTTGGGTTCAATGTTCCTATTACTATTAACAACATGATTGATAAAATTATAGTTAGTGGGCATACAAGATATGAAGCGGCTAAAAAGTTAGGAATGGAAAATGTACCTTATATAGAACTTAATCATTTATCAGATATGGATATAAGAAAATATAGATTAGCTGATAATAGAGTTTCAGATGAATCAGAATGGGACAAGAATTTATTAAGAAATGAATTAGCTGAATTAGAATTAAACAGTAAGTTAGATGCGGAATGGTTTAAAAATATAGGATTTAGCCAAGAAGAAATAGCACAAGCACTTGCTGGAACAATGAAAGAACAAGAAGAAGCTAAACAAAAAACTTTAGAATGTCCTAAGTGTGGTCATGCGTGGTAAAAATGACAAATCTTTATTTAGATACAAAACAATCAACAACCAATCAATCTATTTATATTAATAGATTAAAAAAAGAAAACACTAAACTAGAAGAAGAAAAAAATGAATTAACTAAAAAATATCAAGTTAAAACATCTGACCCTGTAACTAACGATGTTATAAATAGAATATTTATTAGACATCAACAAGGAATGGAAAAATTTAAAGTTACAATGGCTCAAAATTCCAAAACTATTCCAGAATGGATAGAAGATACAATAGAAGAAAATATTGATTCTATTTCTTATATGTCAACTTTAAAAGATAGAATAGTTGAAAGAGAAGAAAAGCTATTAAAAGAAATTGATATGTTAAAAGACGAATTGACTATTTCTAATTTACAAAGTGATAAGAAAGATGAACAAATAGAAAAATTAAAATTAGAAAAAGTAAATGCAGTAGAAGAAGCTAAAAAAGAATCTGATAAATTAATGATTAAAAAAGTAACAATGTATGAAAACAAGTTAGCAAAGTATGGCAAAAAAGAAAAAAAGTAATTTATATGCAAAGATTGAACATATTAGTAATTCAAAATTTAAAAAAACAACAATCGGTGGCAATCCTAAACGATATAAAAAAGCATCACTTAATAAACATAAACGCAGACAGCTAGGAGTATAATGAAAAAAAAAATACATATTAATCAACATAAAATTAGATCAAATAAAAAACACAATACTAACGAACCTGTAATAACAGTTAAAACTTCTAAATCTAATACTTATGCTAGTGAAGTTGATATATTGGGTAAATCTAAATTAGTTTATAAACCAAATAAACCTTTGCCATGTGGTGCTAGAGTTTGGATAGAAACAGAAGATAAAATAGTATTAGATAATAGTTTAACAATAGAATAAAAAATAAATGAAAGTCTTTTTTTTATATCTATTAATAGTAGTTAATTCTGAAACATATTATTGGGTTAAAATACCATTTGGTTTTAATTTAATTCCTATAACTTGCGAAGAAGCATTTAATAAAAGTGTTACATTTGAAATTCCATTTACTTTTTATAAAGGTAAAACAGTTGTTGCTCATTATTGTAAAGATGAATTAGGTAATTATTGGAATGGTTATAAAGAAAAATTAAATTATAATTTAGGACATTAATGGCCGCATCATTTAACATACAAGCTATTGCAAAACTTCTCAAATTGTCTGAAAGAAGAATACAGCAGTTAGCAAAAGAAAATGTTATACCTAAAGCTGAACGAGGAAAATATGATTTAGTTAATAGTGTTCATGGATATATAGATTATTTAAAAGCTAAAGCTGGTGGTGAATTTACAGCAGAAGAAGTATTAAAAAATAAAAATAAATTACTTAAAGCAAAAGCAGAACTAGCAGAAATAGACAAAATGAAGGCATCAAGCGAATTAATACCGAAAGGAGAAGTAAAAAAATCTTGGCTAGAATTAGTACACAAATTAAAACAAAAATTGCTGTCAATACCAAATAAGGTTGCTCCTGTTGTTGTTACAGTTAAGAGTATAAACGAAATTAAATTAATAATACAAGATAAAATACATGAGGCATTATATGAAATCTCCAGCGATGAAGGAAGTGTGGGAAAAGACGATGAATCTAATAAAACCACCGCCACATCTAAAAATAAGTCAATGGGCAGATAAATTTAGGTTTTTATCAACTGAAAGCAGTAGTGAAGCTGGACGATTTGAAACAGCTAGAGCAATATTTCAAAAAGAAATAATGGATAGTATTAATGACCCATCTATTACTGAAGTTGTTGTTATGTCTTGTTCTCAAATAGGTAAGACTGAAATATTACTTAATGCTATAGGTTATTATATAGCTTATTCACCAGCACCTATTTTAGTAGTGCAACCAACTTTGGAAATGGCTCGTGCTTGGTCGCAAGATAGATTAGCACCTATGATTAGAGATAGTAATATTTTGAAATATAAAGTTGCTGATGTTAAAAGTAAAGATTCAGGCAATACAGTCCTGCACAAAGTATTTGATGGCGGCCATATTACAGCTTGTGGTGCTAATTCTCCTGCATCTTTAGCATCAAGACCAATAAAAATAGTATTATGTGATGAGATAGATAGATACCCACCAACTGCTGGTAGTGAAGGAAATCCTGTTATGTTAGCTAAAAGAAGAAGTGCTACATTTTGGGATAGTAAATTAGTTTTAACATCTACACCTACTGTTAAAGGTGCTAGTGCAATAGAATCAGCTTATGAAGATAGCGACCAAAGACTATTTTATGTTCCTTGTCATAAATGCAAAAAAAAACAAACTCTAAAATGGTCGCAAGTTCATTGGGAAAAGGACAGACCAGAAACAGCTAAATATGTTTGTGAACATTGTGAAAAAAAATGGACTGATATTGAAAGAGTTATTAATATTAGTAAAGGAAGTTGGAAAGCAACAGAAAGGTTTAATGGTCGTGCTGGTTTTAGATTAAATGGATTATATTCAGTATGGGTAACTATGGAAGAAGCGGTAGGAGAATTTTTAAGAGCAAAAAAACTACCAGAAACATTAAGAGTATTTGTTAATACATATTTAGGTGAAACATGGGAAGATGAAGGTGAAAAAATAGATGATTTAGGATTATATGAAAGGCGTGAAGATTATACTTTTCCTAATGAAGTTGTTTTATTAACAGCAGGAGTCGATATTCAAGATGATAGAATAGAATGTGAAATAGTAGGTTGGGGATTAGAAGAAGAAACATGGAGCATTGAATATCATATTATTTATGGCGACCCTTCAGCATCAAATATATGGCAAGAGTTAGATTTATTATTATCTAAAACATACGAAAAAGCAGATAAAACAAAGTTAAAAATAGTTTCTACTTGTATTGATAGTGGGCATCATACGAATATGGTTTATCAATTTTGCAAACCAAGATATGCAAGAAGAATATTTGCAGTTAAAGGTTTTGGTGGAGAAGGAAAGCCAATAGTAAATAGACCTACAAGAAACAATATTGCAAAAGTAACTTTATTCGGTATTGGCGTTGATACTGCTAAAGAATTGATATATTCACGATTAAGGATAAAGCAACATGGTGCTGGATATTGTCATTTTCCTAAAAAATATAATGAAGAATATTTTAGACAATTAACAGCAGAAAAAGTTGTAACAAAATATAGAAGGGGTTTTAAAAAAAGAGAATGGGTTTTAATGCGACCAAGAAACGAAGCATTAGATTGTAGAGTATATGCCATGTCAGCTTTTACATTATTGAATGCAGACTTAAATCAAATTATGGAAAAACAAAAAAAATCACATTCACAAATGAATCACAAAGTCAACCAAAGTAGGTTGAAACATTACGCAAGAAAGGGTAATTTCGCTAAATCATGGAATAATTAAAAAAAATGGCAAATTATACAAATTCTGATAAAGGATATAAAAATTTTTTGTATTTCGCAGA